GATGGGGGAAACTGAGTCTGCTAAAACTTTAGGAGCTTCTATCTTGGAAAGTAATCTAAATGTTGCATCAGCAGCTCTGGGATATGGGGAATACTCAAGTAAAATGGATGAAGCTATGAAGATACAAATTAGATTCAAAGCTATCCAAATGCAGTCTAAGGATGCAATAGGAGATGTAGCAAGAAACTTAGACTCAGAAGTTGGATTAACTAGAAAAAAAAATGCACTCCTTGAAAAACAGCAATTATTAATAGGAAGTACGTTAATGCCACTTCAAATGAAGTGGTTAAATCTACAAATTGGAGCTCTCACGTTTATGAATGAGAATTCTGATGCAATAGTAGCGACTACTCAGGTATTAGCATCATTAGCAGCTGGATACGGAGTTATGAAGATCGTTGGGGTAGTTACAACACTTATAGAAGGGAAAACAAAGGCTGAAATATTCGCTGCAACTGTAACTAAATCATTAGCAGCAATACAAGGAGCATACAATACGGTTTTAATGGCTAATCCTATTGGTTTAGTAGTTGGGGGGTTAGTTGCATTAGTCGGAATTGGGATAGTAGTTTATAAAAATTTTGATAAAATAAAAGCTAAAACTTTGGAATTATGGGAAATCTATAAAGATAATCCAATAGCAAGAATTTTTTATGGTATGGCTTCTCCTATACTTGTAGCAATAGATGCTTTGCAGGCATTATACAATTGGTATAAAAAATTTACCGATGGTAAGGAAATATCCCCTGACCAAATGAGTAAAGCTAAAGGAAGTGGATTGCCTATAGCAGAAAATAATCAAAATAAATACAATCAAATGAGTAAAGCTCAAGGTAGTTCCATGTCACTCCCTGCATATGCAAGAGGTGGGGTTGTAAATACACCGCACATGGCAATAGTAGGGGATGGACAAACTCCAGAATCAATTATCCCACATGATGGAAGTGCTAGATCTAGAGGATTATGGAAAAATGCTGGTGAAAAAATGGGATTACTTGGAAGTAATGGCAATACTAACAAAATAGAAATAAAGATAGATTTTAAACCAGTTATTCAAGGTGGAAATACTGATGGGGTTATGGAAATATTAAAGAAAGAAAGCACGGCTTTAGGAGATCTCATAAAAAATGAAGTTGAAAAAGCAATGAGTGGAATGGTAAAAACTGAGAGGAGGACGAGTTTTGGATAAAGAAGTAGATATTTATACAACTGTCCAGGGGGATATGTGGGATAGTATTAGTTTTAAAGTTTATGGAGAAGATAAATATTCAAAAGAACTTACTAGAACTAACCCTAAATATTCAAACATAATTATATTTAGTGGTGGCATAGATTTAATATGTCCAGATATCTCGAATATTGATAGTTCAACCACTCCTCCTTGGAGGTAGTTATGAAATCAAGAAGAAGTTACATAAAAGTAAAATATGACGGTAAGGATATTACAGGAGATATTACAGCGTATATAAAAAGTTTTTCATATACTGATAATTTAGATAAAGGCGACACTATAAGTCTTAGTTTATTAGGTGATAAATGGATAAAGGAATGGGTTATTTTAAAGGGCGATAAATTAGAAGTAGATATCTATGTGATAAATTGGAAAAATGAAGGGGATAACAGAATCTTAAAATGTGGAATTTTTAGCATTGATGATCTCACTTTTTCAGGTGTTCCAGATACTATAAAAATATCTGCTATCTCTATAGACATTAATAAAGGTATAAAAAATGTAAAAAAAGATAAAATTTGGCATAATATTTCACTTAAAAGGATTGCTCAAGATATAGCAAATGATGCTTCTATGGAACTTTTTTTTGATTGTGACGATGTATTAATCTATAAACAAATAGAACAAATAAAAGAATCTGATTTACAGTTATTATCAAGAATTTGTAAAAAAAATGGTGTTTCATTGAAAGTATCTTTTGATAAAATAATAATTTTTCAAGAAAAAGAATATGAAAAAAAAGACCCTGTAATTCACTTAGACAAATCAAATCTTATAAACTATGACCTCCAATGTGAAGATATAGATAGGTATGATAGCTGTGAAGTTAAATTCTACGACCCAATCTTAGGAGAGCTATTAAAAGGCAAATATGAGGCTCCTGAAAGTGAATTTTATGGAGTGAAAACCGGTAAAATAATGTATGAGTATGTTGATACCTCAGTAACAGGAACTACTAAAGAGGAAAAAGAAAGTTATCTAGTTGGAAGAGCTAAAAACATCCTTAGAAATAAAAATAAAAATGAAACTAAGATTAAAGTATCTGATGTAGGAGACCCTAGTTATTTGGCAGGAAACACTGTTAAAATAACAGGGTTTGGTATTTATAATGATCTCTACCTAATCACTTCTGTGACTCATACAGTGGATTCTGGGTATAAATGTAATTTAGGAATGAGAAAGAAGGTGAATTTCTAATGTTTAGATTTTTAAGAACTGGGAAAGTGTCCTCTGTTAATTATAAAGAAGCCAGTGTAAGTGTAGAATTTGATGACTCTCCTGGAGTTATAGCTGTGGGTTTAAAAGTATTGTATGAGCATACAAGTAAAGAAAAAGACTATTCACTGCCAAATCCAGATGAAGATGTAGTGTGTCTATTCCTTCCTAATGATTCACATGCTCCTACTGTTGGATTTGTATTAGGCAGCTATTATAGTGGTAAAAATTTACCCTCAGATACGGGAAAAATAAAATATATACTGTTTCCAGACGGTACAAAGATTAAATACAATATGGAAACAAGCTTATTAGAAGTAGATTGTGTAGGAGATATTAATATTTCAAGTGGAACAGTAGTTAACATTAAAGGTAATGAAGTAAACATCGATGCTAATTCATTTAATGTAACAGCTAATGAAAGTAATTTTGACCATAAGATCAATTGTGCTGATGTTATCGCAGATAAGGGATCTTATAATGACCATATCGATAATCTGCATTAAGGGGGCAATATGATTGGAGTATTAGGGAACATACAGTTTAAAGTATCATTCGATGGAACTAATAATAATATATTAAATTTTTCTGATTTAAAATTAAGTGGTGGAGCTAATTATGAAGAACATAAAAGAAGAGGACTTAAACCAGTTCTTGAATTTATTGATTTAAAAACTGATGTTGTTAGTTTAAAAATCACTCTTAGGACTGATTTTGGGGTAAATCCACTAGAAATGGCTAAAAAGTTGAATTTATATAAAAACACAGGAGAAGTTTTAAAGTTTTTATTAGGTAATAAACCAGTTGGAAATGGTGAGTTTGTCATAACTTCTTGTAATTATGGGTATGAATATATCACAAATAATGGATTAGTTAGGAATTTAGATGTTTCTCTCTCTCTTATGGAATATACAAAAGTTATCTATGAAAATATAGAAATCATCACAAAAACAAAACAAAACACGGAGAAACAAATAGTGAATGAAGACTTCAATCAAGGAGCGATAGAAAGATGATATATGAATTAAGTCCAAACATTATAAATCTAAATGCTACTGGTACAGAAAGAATTCTCCAAAACGGACGTAATATTTTGACTGTTATGATTGGAGAAGTTGTCTTAGGAAGAGGGATTGGTATAAATGGTGACATTGTGGACCTTCCTATAAATAAAAGTATGTCTATGCTTGATATAGAAACTCAATTCCAAAAATATGAACCTAGACTTAAAGTTAATGATGTTACATATAAGATTGATGGTGAAAATGGATTTTTAAATCCTATTGTGGAGGTGAGTATAATTGAGTGATTTAAATATACATAATGAAACCGCTGAAGATATCGCAGCTCGAATGGTAACTAGATATGAAGAATTAAGTGGTGTTTCCTTAGGATTAGCAGATGAAAGAAGGTGGCTCCTTCAGGCTGTAGCTTATGGTTTATTTATTAGGAATGAAACTACCAATGAAGGTCTTAAGATGAACCTTTTGAGGTATACCAAAGGAGATTATGCTACTGAAATGGGAGCTTTTACCGATACAGAAAGGTTATCTGCTAGTAAATCAAGCGTGACTTTAAGATTTGAAATAGAGGAAGCTAAAACAGAGCTAATAGGAGTAAGTCCAATTAGGGTAACACCAGGTAATAATATTTATTTTTTAACCCCTTACTTTGAATTTCAACCAGGAGAAACCGCTAAAGAAATTATTGCTATTTGTACTGAAGAAGGGATAATTGGCAACGGATATCTTCCAG